TGAGCGCATCGCCCGTACCGAGACCATAAGCGCGACCAATTACGGGGCGCTTGAGGCGATCAAGCAGAGCGGGATCGTGGGCGTCAAAAAGGAGTGGATCGCCACCCTGGACGAGCGCACCCGTGACACGCACGCGGCGATGGACGGCGAGGCCGTGGGGCTGGATGAGGAGTTCTCTAACGGGCTGCAGTTCCCGGGCGACCCGAACACCGATGACCTGGCAGAGATTATTAACTGCCGCTGTACGATAGCACACATATTCCCTGACGAGGTAGAAGAATAATGGACATTATCACCCAACGGCTCAAGTTGGCCGATATCGACCGCGAGAAAGCCGAAGCCTACGCTCAGATTATGGGCTGCGCGCCTGAGGATGTAGAACTTATCCGCAAGGGACTTGTCGCATCCGACGTGCAGTTTGACGAGGGCGAGGAGTCCGCGGTGAGTTACATCACCACCAAAGACATGGATCGTGATTCGGAAATTGTCGAGCCTGGCGGCGCTGTACTTGATGATTACCGTAAAAATCCGGTCGTGCTGTGGGCACATCGATACGATCAACTGCCTATCGGGAAAAACCTGTGGATTAAACAGGATGAGCGTGGATTGATAGCAAAAACGAAGTATGCAAAACACGAATTCGCGCAGACCGTCTACAATTACCGCAAAGATGAATTTCCACTTGCGCAGTCTATCGGCTTTATCCCGATGGAGTGGGAGGACTCGCCCATTGACGTGAAGGGCTGCCGCCGCCGTTACAAAAAGTGGGCGCTGTTGGAATACTCGGACGTGCCGGTGCCTGCCAACCCTGAGGCGGTAGGCATCGCTATATCCAAAGGACTGATCAGCCCGGAATATATACCCGTCGAGGAGCCGGTCGAGAAGGAGGGCCGCGTACTCTCCAGCCGCAACCGCACGCTGGTCATGGCCGCCGTGCAGCAGATGGACGAAGCCGCCGCTGCCCTGCGCGAGCTGCTATCGGCGACCGAACCGGCGCAGGCCGATGAGCCTGCCGGCGAGACCGTGGAGATGGCCGCCGATGAAGTAGAGCTAAAGGCCGCGCCGGAACCTGAACCCGCGCCCGCGCCTGCCCTCGGCAAGCAGGATCTGATGACGGTGCTCAAGGATGCGCTGGCCGCTAACCGTGTAAACATTGCCGGGCTGGTCGATGAGGCCGTGGCCCGGAAGCTGGGAAAAGTAACGCTATAACGACCAGGCGCTGCCGCGCTGGAGCCGGTAGGGGCAACCCGGAGCTGGTAGGTGCAATGCAGGCGCTGGAGGTCATTGCAGTACAAATAACGCAATAACCATCACAATCAATTTAGAGGTGCAAAATCATGGAACTTTCCGAAATCAAAACCCTGTTCGAGGACACCCTTAAGGCCGAGAATGCGGCTGTGACCGCCGAAATCGGCAAGGCTGTCGATGAGAAGCTGGCCGCCCTGCGCGAAGAGATCAAGCCAAAAGAGATCCACGTCGGCGATGACCGCGAGGCCAAAGATCCCAAAGGCGGCTTTAAGAGCCTGTCCGAGTTCACCAGCGCCGTCATCAAGGCGTATTCCAAAGAGAACCCCGTCATCGATGAGCGGCTGGTCAAGATGCAGAAGGCCGCCTCCGGCATGAGCGAGGGAGCCGACATCTATGGCGGCTACCTGGTTCCCGAGGAATACCGCCGCGAGCTGTGGAAGCTCGGCGTCGAGACCTCCCCGATCTATGCGGCCGCGACCAAAGTGCCGATGGCCACCAACCGCGTCGAAGTGCCCTACGTCAACGGCTTCTCTGACCGCGACGATGGTACCATTCACGGCGGTATCAAGTTCTACTGGCTCGGCGAGGCCGAAAAGCGCACCGACACCAAGCCGACCCTGGCCAAGTTCGCCCTGACCCTGCACAAGGCCGCCGGCCTGTTCTACGCCACCGACGAGCTGCTGGCTGACTCGGTCATTTCCATTGAGCCGATGATCCGCGAGATGTTCGCCGACTCCATCCGCTACACGATGGAAAATGTGATGATCAACGGCACGGGCGCCGCCCAGCCGCTGGGCATCCTCAATGCCTCCTGCCTGGTCAGCGTGGCCAAAGAGGACAACCAGGCCAAAGATACGGTTGTCACCGAGAACATCCTCAAGATGTATGCCAGGCTGTACCGCAAGGACGGCGCTTTCTGGCTCATCAACCAGGATGTATTCCCGCAGCTTCCGCTGTTGACCATCACCGGCACCACCTCCAGCGCCCCGGTCTATGTTCCGGCCAACGGCCTGGCGGGTGCGCCCTACGGCACCCTGCTTGGGCTGCCGGTCTACTTCTCCGAGAACTGCGACACCGTCGGCGACCAGGGCGACATCATCCTGGGCCAGTGGAGCCAGTACCTGATCGGCCAGAAGGCTGGCGCGGATGTTCCTGACTTCGCCAGCTCGATCCATCTGAAGTTCGACTACGATGAGACCGCGTTCAAGTTCACGTTCCGCGTGGACGGTCAGCCCTGGTGGCAGGGGCCGCTGTACACTCCGTACAGCTCTAACACCCTGTCACCGTTCATCGTTCTGGATGCTCGTGCTTAACCGCAAGATCAATGGGCGGCTCGGCAACGGGCCGCCTGAACCTATAAACTGAGGTAACCGAAAATGGCTTTCAAAATCGATGATCTGCACTTCGTCCACGTCGGCACTTCCGGCTTCATTGCTGACTTTGCCGACTACACCACCGGCAATCCGGCCACCGACGTGGTCAGCCTGGAGAACCATAATGACGCCTACTTCCTGGTGATCAAGGGCGCGGGCGCAGTGGGAACCGCCACCATCACGATGGAGTCCTGCGACAATGTGACCCCGAGCACCGCCACCGCGGTCGGCTTTGAGTACAAAGTCATCACCGCCGGTGACACTGCGGGCGCATGGACGGCCGTCGCTTCGACCGGCTATCTGATCACGGCTGCGGCTGACAAGATGGTGCTCGTCCATGTCAACGCCGATGGTCTGTACAGCACCAACAAGTTCCTGCGCATGCAGCTTACCGAGACCGACTCCACCGCGTGCAAGGGTGCTGTTGTGGCCTTCCTGGCCAACCCGCGCTTTGCCCCGGCTTCGACCTCGGCGCTGGCTTAACCTTTAGCGAGGTGATGCAATGCGTATTAAACTAACCGACCACTTCCGCGGCAAGAAGCCCGGTGATGTCATTGATTGGCCCGATCCTATGGCAAGCATCCTGATCGAATCCGGCCGCGCTGTCAAGTACGAAGCGCCGGAAGGTGAGGAGCACATCAAGGCCGTTGATGGCCCGCCGGTCGACAAGTCCATGCAGCGGCGAGTGCTCGCCAAGAAAAAGGGCTGATGCCCGTAAACTCTGGGGCCGGGCGGTCCCGCTCGGCCCTGGTCATAACTAAGACTGGAGTATAAAATGGCTGTCAGACCCAAATGGATTTCAGGCGCTTACTGCCTGATGGACAACTATAACCACCGCATGATCGATGCGTGGGGCCAGAATGTCCACAAGTTTGTGACCGATTTCACCTCTATGCCCGTCGATGACACTACCGGCGATCCGACCGAGTACACCGTGACCGTCGTCGAGGCCGGTGATGGCGATTCGACCATGACGCTCAAGAGCGACGCACAGGGTGGATGGCTGCGTATCGAGGCTGCCGGCAACGAAAATGACGGCGCTCAGATGGTGCTCAAGGGCGAATCGTTCAAGCTCACCAGCGGCGATAAGCTGTACTTCAACACCCGCATCCTGATGGATGAGGTCACTCAGTCCGACATGCTCATCGGCCTGGTCATCGGCGGCAATACCACCCTCCTGGGTGGAATGACAGACGGCATCTATTTCCGCACTGTCGATGGTTCGGCTGCGATGACTTTTGTGACCGAGAAGGACTCGACCGAGACCTCGACTGCCGCAGCCACGCTTGTGGCGGCAACGACCTATTACCTGTCCTTTGTCTGTGACGGGGCCAGCACGGTCGATGCCTATGTCAACGGAACGAAGGTCGCCAGCCATACCACCAACCTCCCGGACGATGAAGCCCTGACCGTCGGCATCGCCTATCTGAATGGCGCAGCCCAGGCCAGCAAGGGCCTTGAGGTCGATTACGTCAAAGTGTTCGGGATTATGAACTAACCACAAAAAGGGCAGGCCGATGTCCATTATTAGCTATGCAGAAGCCGAGGCTTTTCTCGATGACGAGCTGTCGGTTGGCAACCTGGATTTCCCGCTCCTGTGTGACGCAGCAGATGCATGGGTAAAAGCATACTGCAGGCGGGACCTTGAAAGCGCAACCTATACCGAGTATTACAACGGGCACGGCCTGCCTGATCTGTTCCTTGACCAATACCCCGTGACCGACCTGACGCGGCTGTCTGTCAGCCGTCGCAGCGCCTTGCGGGTATGCAACACCAATGCGCTCACCACCGCCTCGGCAACCGTCACCGCCACCGGGGTGGTGCTGACCTATAACGGCACGGCCTCGACGTTCCTCTTTGCCGACTATGCGACGTTGACTCTGCTGGCTGCGGCTATCTCTGCAACAAGCGGCTGGTCGGCCGAGCTGCAGAACAGCGCCGAGGCTGCTATGCTGTCAACCGAGCTGTGCAAGGCATACGGCAAGAGCTGTATCAATTCGCGGTACGTAGACCTTGAGGTGCCGGATGTGGCCGAGTACGACTTTACTCTTGACACCGATTCCGGGATATTGACCCGGCCGGTGGGCTTCCCGGCAGGACTTGCCAATATCCGCGTAGACTATACGGCGGGCTATGCGGCCGACGACATGCCTGAGGATATCAAGACCGCCGTCAAGATTCTGGTCAAGGACTGGTGGGAGAAGCGCAGCGAGAGCGCGTTTAACCTTGCCAATTATTCAGTGGGCGGCATGGCCAAGCAGATTATCAGCGTTATCCCGCCCGAGGCCAGAATGATACTGGACGCTTACCGGAGGATGCGAGTCTGATGGTCGGTATCAAGGAGAGCGTCACACTGCAGCGGCCCGATCTGGTGGACGATGACTACGGCACCGGCACTAACACATGGACCGACTGCGCGACGTTCAACGCGACCGTGGCCGCCGTTGGCTCCGGTGAGATGATGGCAATGGACCGTCAGCAGATGCAGTTCTCGCACCGGCTATGGATCGACTACCACAAGGCGCGCACATTAAAGGCCGAGCTGGTCCCCGGCGGGCGCTTCAAGATCGGCGAGTTGTATTATGATATCGTTGGCATTGAGCACCACATGCGCAGGCTGTCGGTGGTGCTGCTGAGTCTGCAAACATGATGAAGTGGGATGACAAGGCGCTCAAGACTGAGGTACGCGAGAAGGCGCGCCGGAAGCTGATACGAGCGGCCGAGACTGTGCGCGGCGAGACGGTGCGCAGCTTTGGCAGTGGATCCTCCGGCTACAAGATGCACCCAAAGACTAAAAAGAAGATCGAACACTGGTCATCCGTGCCGCCCGCCCCGCCCCATGTGGACACCGGCCGGCTGCGCGCTTCTATCACATGGGCCATCAGCGAGGGACAGCAGCAGGGCAACCAGGCACGCGGTGCCGCGCACGAAGGTGATCAGGTGGACACGCCAGACCGCGAGGCCAGCCATGTCATAGCTATCGTCGGCACTAACGTAGAGTATGCGCGCGCGCATGAGTTCGGCTTTGAACCGCTGGGGCTGCGTCCCCGTCCATTTTTGCGCCCGGCGCTCAAGCGGGCAACCGCTAAAATAAGGTATCTATTCGCCCATGAATAAGTACATCTGGAAGGGCATACTCGACAAGTACAAGGCGTCGGCCACGCTCAAGGCGGCCATCCCGCGCATGTACCTGATCGAAGCGCCACAGGAGAAGATCGAGCAGCGCGGGGCATACCCGTATTGCGTGGTGATCCCGATTGCCTCGGACAAAGAATATACGTTCACTGAGGCGGCCGATAACCTGCAGGTGCAGTTTTCGATTTATGACGATGACGACACCGTAGCCACCATCAATGATGCGGCCGACAAGCTCAAGGCGGTATTTGATTTTGCGAGCATCACCGTAACCGGCTATAATCATATTTGCATGCAGCAGGAATATTCAGAGTTGATGCATGAAGATAAGTATTGGCACCAAGTAGTAGTTTATGATCTCATCATTCAGAAAACGAGGTAAACAAAATGGCAGAAGTAAGAGGATGCGGCGGCAGCCTTACCTACACCAACCTGACCGCTGGCGTCAAGCAATGGACGCTAGATTATCAGCAGGAAGTGATTGACATCACCGACTTCGCTGACTCCTGCGCCAAGGCGTTCATGGCTGGCTTCACCTCATGGACGGCGACCGCAACCGCCAACTGGGACGCGGCCAACACCGCCAAGCCGGGCGATTCGGCCAGCTTGACCCTGACCGTTACTTCCGGCAAGACCTACTCCGGTACGGCGATTGTCACCGGCCTATTGGTCAACACCGATGTTAATGGCGTAGTGGAAGCCACCTACTCGTTCCAGGGCACCGGCGCGCTGTCGATTGCCTAACAGGAGGGCGCAATGGCTGAACTAAGAGGCGCACTCGGCGCAGTGTTCAAGGGCGCGGCGGCGATATACTCCAAGAATCTGGTATTCTCCGACGGCAGCAACACCATCACTAACAGCGACGACCTGTTTGTCACCAAAGGCTTCTCCGGCGGTCAGGTGGTGCTGGTCTATGGCTCGACCTCCAATGATGGCGTCTACAATGTGGACACCGTCGCCGCCGGTACGCTGACGATGGAGGAGACCACTGTATCAGAGACCCCGTCAACGGCGGTACTGATTTACACCGCAGCCCCGGGCACGCAGGTCACCGGATTCTACAACTGGCAACTGGATTGGACGCACAACGTCATGGATGCGACCGACTTTGCCGATGCTGGGAGCAAGACCTACATTGCCGGTGATACCGGATGGACGGCGACCGCGCAAGCCCACTGGATGACCGACGAGGACGTTGAAAGCCTGTTCGGCACCGAGCTTATAGTGAGGTTCTTTGTCAAGTATTCGGCCTCACCGTCTGCGCCCGCGCCGGTCTATCTCTACGAAGGGCTGGCTATTATGTCCGGGATGCAGGTAGACACCAACGTCAACGAGCTTGTGCAGCGGCCGCTTACATTTACCGGCGTCGGCCCGCTCATTTACCGCGCTTATACCGCATATCCGTCGTAAGATGCAAAAAGGAGGAACGACGTGCAAGATTTACCTGACCTTATTCCCGATGTGATAGAATACCAGTTGGGGGCGCAAGTCTACAAGTTTGCGCCCTTGACTATGGGCGATCTGGCCGCACTCGGCAGTCATATCCGTCAGCAGCGCATCAAGGACTTCCGCGCCGCCTGTGACGGACTGGACCCGGTGATTGTGGCCGCCGGTCTTGAGTCCATCATCAAGGCTGACCCGGATATTGATATGACATCCCCGGAGGCGGTGACATTCCTGGTCTGGCGTTCGCTGTTGCGCAGCCAGCCGGACTTGACGCTTGAGGCAGTGGGCCAGCTGTTGAGCATGGCCAACGTGGGTGAGGTGACGGCCCTGGTCAATCAGATCGGGGGAGCGTCAAAAAACTGACCACGGGCGCGGGTAGTGATGGCGAGGCTTTGGGTATGACGACAGCCTGCGCCCTGGTCAGCTACTTTTACGGATACACGCTAAAAGACATTGAGGGCATGACCTTGTTCCAATTCCGCACATACCTGCACGAGACCGGCCAGATCATGCGCCTCCTCAACGGTCAAGCGCCGATGAAGCGCCCGGACCAGATTAACCAGATCGCCCGTTCTATCGGGCTGACCGGACCGGTGAAGTAATGGCCAAAATAGCAGAAGCATACGTCGAGATATCCGCACGGCTCGACAAGATGAACGCTGACCTTAACCGCGCAAAATCGGACTTTGCCAAAGCCTCCGGCCAGATGCAGACGCAGGCCAACGCGCTCTCAGGCAGCATCACCAAAATCAAGGCATCCTACGCGCTGGCCGCTGGTGTTATCGGCGGGGCCTTTGTCGGGGCCATCACCTCGGCCATCAAGTCCACCGCTGACCACCTCGACGCGCTCGATGAGATGGCCGTCAAGACGGGCGTCTCTGTTGAGATGCTGACCAGCCTGGAGCTTGCCGCCAAGCAAAACGGCGTCTCAATGGATCAGCTGGCTACCTCTATCCGCATGATGTATCGATCGATGAATGAGGCCGCAGAGGGCACCAAAGAGAGCGCCGACGCCTACAAGCGGCTGGGCGTCAATGTGCGCGACGCATCCGGCAAACTCAAGAGCGGCAACGAGGCATTCCTTGAGGTGGCCGACGCGGTGGCGAAGATCCAAAATCCGGCCGAGCGGTCGGCTATGGCGATGAAGGTATTCGGCCGCGCAGGCTCGGAGATGCTGCCGATGCTGGAGGGCGGCAAGGAGGCGCTTAAGGGGTATATTGAGCAGGCGCAGCGCCTCGGTCTGGTGTTCACTGATGCGGATGCAAAGCGGGCGGCCGCGTTCAATGATCAGCTTGATATATTGTCGGCCAGGCTGCGGGTGTTCAAGGAAAAGTCATTGCTGCCAGTGCTTGAGATGTTGACCGGCCTAATGGGCGGGGATTCAGGCCGTGATGTGAGTCGCGCCTCGGCGGGCTTTGCCGATATTGCCGGATATGTGGGCGACATTGCCAAAGAGCTGATGAGCGGCAAGAGTTATATTGAAGCGCAGGTGACAGCAGCCGCAAGGTTGCGCGTCAATATAGAGACTGCCGCCGTAGCCGCCGGCAAGTACAACGATGAGATGTATGGCAAATGGGCAAAGCGGCCGACCTATGAGATGGACGTCACCGCGTCACGCGCCACAGGAGCCGCCGCTCCGTCGGCGCGCAAGATGGCTGCATGGAACCCGCCCGCTATGTACGACTCACTTGCTATGCGCGGGATGTCAAACCCGGGCGAACTGATCGGGCCGATGCAGGAGGTAAGCGATACTCTTATTGACACATTCACCGAGGTCGGCTCTCTGATGGAGGACGTGCAAGCGCAATGGTCGAGCACTATCGCCGAGTTTATCCGCGGCGGTCAGACGTTTGCCGACTTTATGGCCAATATGTTCGAGGATGTCCTGGATGGATTCAGCCGTATGCTCGGCGAGATGGCCTCGAAGTGGCTGATGAACAGTATATTTAATGGCATATCAAGTTCATGGCTCGGCGGCGGTGGTGCTGCCGCTACAACGGCGGCGGCACAGACTACCATCAACATCAACGCCGTCGATGCCGCGAGTTTTGAGACGCTGGCCCGCCGCAATGCCGGAGTCATCACCGGCGTGGTCTGGGAGCAGCAGCAGTACGGGAGGGCGATGTAATGGCATGGAATGCCGACTGGTCCCCGCAGTTCGTCTACACCTACGGGCCGCAGTTTAAAACAGAGATATCAGAATTTGAGACCGGCAAGGAGCAGCGCCGTCAGAAGTGGGCGGCCGACCGCAAGCGGTTCCATCTGGTCTACAACGCCCTGCCCGCCGCCACTGCCGCGCTAATCCTGGCCGAGTTTGAGACCATGAAAGGCGCCTATGCAACGATGAGCTGGACCAACCCGGCCGACACAACCAGCTACACGGTGCGCTTTGTGGAGGACAGCCTGCAACTACAATACCTGACCACAACGGCGGTGCGGCTGGAGTTCGACTTTATCGAGGTCATATAATGCCCAAAACCGTTAACGCCACTGCGCTTACCGAGGCGCAGAAATCGGCTAACAATCCCATCTATCTGT